CCACCAGTGAAGTTGTTAAAGATCTTAGCGTAACGGGCCACCTAGTTCCCCCACTCATCGGTTCGGTGAACGAGCCAATCCCCTTCGATCACTTTCTCGGGAGAGCCAACCTGGCCATCCATTGATCGGGCCTCGGCTTCCCACTGTTTATAGGCGTTAATTAGGTCGTTGGCCTTAGCGCGCCGTTGAGTAAGGACATCGCAGACATCACCAGATATGCGGAGAGCAAGTGTCTCCTCGAACTTAGCCTCAAAGATAGTGGTGTCCTGGCAATCGTAAATATAAAGAGCGTAGACGGCAGCTTCGTCCGTGAGGATAAAGCCGTTCTCTTCCTTCCAATTCAGAATCTCATGGTCCTCTGAATCGTTCGAGCTATCCCATGCTCGCCAAATCCTAAGGTTGTCTGCCGGAAGGGCATAGCGGTAGTCGTACCCAAAGGCGGGTGCAGTAGCGTCTTGCGACAACTGCACCCGCTTCAGAGCAAAGTTCCAAGGGTGAGCCGACAAAACTTCTCTTCTACATTTGTCATACTGCTCGTTAACCATGCGAGCTCTCTTATTAGAATCACCTGTGGCGCTGATTGTCTCAGCGCCACATTTGATTAAAGCAGAGTTATAGATAGAAAGTTTAGATGTCGACATCTAGTCCCTCAGTCGATGACGTAAGACACTTCCAACTCGAGTGAGTCGCCACCTGAATCGGCAGTGATTTCCAGACACACGAGTTGAACTGTCGCTTCAGCTTCCAGCTTCTTGTTCCAAGCCGCAGAGGTCGAAGCAAGGCTGCTATCGACCGCTCCTCCACCTGGATCAAGCCCTGCAAAAAGCGCATCTGGATCAGCCGCCAAGTCGCCATTTACAGGCCACCCGATGTTAAACTGCCCAGTCGCACCCGAAGCCGGCATAACAGCCTTGGCACCAACAATACGAGCACCCTTAGGTAGCTTCATCATTGTAATGACACCGTCTGATGCGATTTCGTCTGCCGAAGCGACAGTGTACTCAGCGTATGAACGCCGAACCACACCGCCAATTAGCCCCGCATCCTGCCGTGAGGCAGGCTCCGCGACGAAAAGGGCTTCGTATTGTGTTGAATTAGCACTAGTAATTGTAGCCATTTTCTACCTCTTATTCGTTGGTTAGGATCTCAACAACCTTAGCTTCTTCCATCCGGGTTCCGCCGAATGAAGCCTTAGTGTGAACCTGTGTATTGTGGTTTTTGTCGACCCGTTCAGCGATTCGAGATTGCATCCCGATACCTTCAGCGAACAAGAGACCGCCCATTGGACCACCAGCGAAAGCAAAGTTCCGTCTGTATCCTGAAGCATCACCAGCCACGCCAGTCACAACGTGACCGTCATCGAGGTCAAAGTTGTCCTCGTAACCAAGAGCTTCAGCCGCCGCATCAAGAGTTGGAAGTCGCTCTGACATGATGAACTTGAAGCCCATAAAGGTGTCGATCTCACCGTTAACCAAAGCTCGTACAGTGTTGTAGTCCGCTGAGGTAATGGTTGAATCGCCCAAAAGGCTGAAAAGCCCAGAAGAGCTATGGACAAAGTACCTTGGCAATGAAGGATCAACTTCACCTGCGTCTAGTCTCTGTTTAGATCGACGAAGAGCTCCCAGGTTCAAGGGTGCGCCAGCGGTAGCTGCGACGGAAGCGTATCGGTTAGCTTCAGAAAGGAGGACCGAAGTCGCTCCTTCTTCGCCACCGTAAGCTAGTCCAACCGCTCTTAGGATGATCTCGTCATCATAAGCTCGACCAATGGACATCCCTTGAGACTGAGCGTAAAGACCTTGTGGGTCCCATGCCATCCGGGCTTTATCTTGATCGTCGATCATGTCGGCGACCGCGAAGTCCTTCAGGGTGACTCGTCGTCTTGAGTGTGGAGTATCAGTCAATACCGTGTCGGCATGACGTGATGGGATTTGCTGAGCAACACTTTCGCCTAGTCGGTCGTAAAATGCTGATTTGCCTTTTTGTGATTCGTTTCGTACAGCACTCCGCAAGCGGGACCCTTTTTGTTGGGATAAGTGCTGGACGCTATCTGAGTACTGTTGCGATCTTGCGACCGTAATTTCGCTGGACATAGCCAACCTCCAGAAATTTGCGTTATTTCTTGGGATTGCCCTATGCCTTGGAAAGCTCCCGGATCCGGTAAGGGATTGTCCGTTAACTAACTGACGAAGGATCGCCGTTCGTTATTTGAAACCTAAAAACTGAAACTCATTCATGGGGTCCACGCAAGTGGATTGTCCCGGAGTTCCTCCGAGGGTCACATACCAATGATTGTCCTCTCGCGACACATGGTAAAGCGACCCCCGGAGAAAGCAAGGGTTTTAATCCGGGTAAGCCTGAGAATACAAAAGCGCCATCTTCTTCTTAATAGGGCCGTGTTTCTCGTGCGTCACATCGTGGTATGCCGCGTTCTTCATCAACTCGTTGATCTCCGCTTTGGCGTCTGCCGGAGACATGACTTGTTTACCTTCAGGTTGGTGAACTCGCTCATCCTCAGTCAGCATCTTGTCGGCCAAAAGGGCGAACGCCTTTGCAATGACCGGATCCTCTGAGTAGCCCATCTTGTCCAAGTGGTCCTGAATGTCCTGAGGGAGATACTGCTCTTTTAGAACCCGAGCTTGCTGAAGCTTGGTATCAAATGCTTTTCCCCATTCGTTTTTAAGTTCAACGATCTGGTTTTGGCGATTGACCTCTGCCTCGCCCTTCATGCTCTCTGAGAGGTCGCCATTGAAGCCGTCGTACCACTCAAGCAAGCCTTTGACCTGCTCTGGACGAAGACCAGACTTGTGAGCCGTCTCTTTAAAGCCCTTTAGGAAGTCCTGGTCATAGCCTTCTTTGACTTCGATCTCGTATCCATCTGCACTCTCTGGCCGGCCCAATTTATTATGAAATTGATCCCAGTCCTGCTCTGTGGCGTACTTCCCAGGAATGACAATTTTGTCAGCCCCGATAGCCTTTTGGGCGTGAACGTAGCTCTTCGCTAGTTGGCCCGGATCCTTAAAAGCAGCAAGGGATGGATCGTTTCTTAGATCTTCAGGGATAGCCTGTCTCCAGTCCGAGGTTGTTTCACTCGTGGCCGGTGCCGCCTCCGTGGGTGTCGCCGCCGCCGCTGGATCTACCGATGTTTCTGTGGACGTCTCCGTCACTTCTGTCTCAACACTAGTCAACAATGTCATCTTCTTCCTCCTGTAATATATTCTCAATCTCGTTTGGATCGAGTTTCAGTGTTGTTAAAATCTTCAAAAAGACATCACGAGAGCCCTCTCTATGGGCCATAACGATCGGATCTTCACTGAAGATAGGTTGGGTGTAATAACAACTCTTAGCCAGGTCAGCTAAAACGCGCTTCCCTGTCACCGAGTTGAAGGTCACTTTATAATCGACCAGTACTTTTCTATCCCAAAGCATCTATGCGTTCCTCGCCTGTTCCATCTGAGCCACCGCAGGAGCGACCTTCGCCACCTGGTCGACTTGCTGGTTTTGCTGCTCAGATTCAATTTGCTGTTCTTGAGCCTGTGCTCTACCATTTCGGATTCCTTCGATTTCGTCTTCTGCTCGAAGCAGATCCTGCGGATAACCATTGGACTTAGCTACAAACAGTGAAGCCTTATCTAGGTCAAAGTTGTCAAAGACATTCGGATCAACCTGGGCAATCCCAGCGACCATCTGGAAGGTCTGAAGAACGATATTCGCATCTTGTGACTTCTGGGCTCTCGCTAGAGGTGAAGAAAACACAGCCTCAAGGTTATTATTCTCAATCTCTTCTGGAATATCCGTAATCAACCCACGTCGACTCATGATCCCGAAGACCCGGTCAACTAGTGGTCGAAGGAGTTCAGTATGCATCCGTCCAAGGATCGGAGACAAAGTCCGAAGTTGTTGCTGGACTCTCTCATCAATCTCTCGTGCCGTTGCCCGATCACCAACGTTCATCAAAGTGAAGAGATCGTTCATGAACCCTTCTCGGATGTCAGAACGAAGCTTCTCAATCAAGGAGTCACTGAGGTCAATGCGTGGTCCAGTGATGATCGGTTCAATACGGTCAGATCCGTTTCGCTTCCGATTCACTGCGCCTGGAGTAAGGTTGATCCTACGAAGAAACCCATCGTCGGGAGCCTGGAGAGGTGGATCAATCGCTTTTTGCCGACCCTTCAAATCCGTCTTCACAACTGCGTTCAATGTGCGAATATCTGGCAACGTCTCCATGCCTGCCGAACGACCGTACATCTCTGACGAGTCCTTGGCCCAACGAGGAACCATCCAAGGGAACTCATGGTAGAATCCGGTCTTTATAACAGCACTCTTTCCGCCATCGCCATTATCCAGAAGGTAATTGGATTTAAAGTTATCTCTCACTTCGTCTGGAAAAATAGAGTGAACAAGGTCAAACTTCTTTTCGGGATCTGACTTAAAGGCTCGCTCTACTTCGTCTGGAATAACAGCCTTTGAGTCCTTGCCCCACTTGGACATGATCTGACGAGCCGTCCACTTAAATTCCCTATGGACTTCGTTGACTATTCCATCCAAGCCTTCTCCGATGATCAGATCAACGATCGGATAAGCAGTGAAGTTAACGACTTTCTTTTTGTCATCTTCAACAAACAAGGGACCCGTACCAAAGCACCCAAGGTCAATGTAGACCTCATGGATCTCTGTCTGAAAGTTGGAGTTCTGGATGACATTCCAAATGTTATCCGCCGTATTCTGTCGAAACAACCGAACCTTGTCCTGGTCATCAATATTCGCCCGACCAGTAGTCAGGTCAAAGAAACGAGTCACTGGACTAGTCAAAGTAGAGTGAAGCCCCGCCGCCAAACGAACATTCGCCCGAATCGCGGTAGAGTCAAAGATCGAAAGGTTCCGCTTAGAGCCCTTCTCTGTTTTGTTGGTGACCTGGTTTTTACGAGGAAGGATATAGTCAGCAAGGTCCTGCCAGTAGTTCTCCCAGTTAGCTCGATCAGATTTTAGTGCGTTTTTCCGTTTAATAAGGTCTCTTACTTCCATCACAAGCTCACAATCTGAACGGGTTGTTTGAACCCGAACCCTTAATTGAATCATCCCGGCCAGGGCGAGCTTTCAACAAATCAATCGTCGACTCTCGCTGCTTATCCAACTCCTTGACCTTCGCGTCGTGACGGCCTTTCTTTCGTTTCTTCAGCTCGTCCCTAGCGGATTGGCCAATATGGCCAAGAAACTGGCCACCAGGACCTTTTGGGCCGCCCTTTTGCTTCGCGAGGTCGGCCAACTCCTTGTCAGTAGTTGTCGAGAAATCTGCTTTCTTTGGTCCCATGCTCATCAAATCACCTCCATTGTGAAAGGGTCGTAGTCGAAAATAGCGTTCTGATCGTTATCTTCTTCACTCCCAAGCTCCTGCCGTAGAGCCATTGCCATCGTTCTAAATGCGTCCGAACCATGCGAGTTCTCGTCGTGCTGGGGATCACCCAAATACAACTCCCGCTTACGATCAAACTTCTTCTTATATGCCTTCAGCCGTTCCAATCCGTTTTCCGTCGTGTCCTCGTCAAAATAACAACGGGGAAGGATCTTCCGAACCTCGTTGATCCCATCGTAAACTGCGTGCCGAGGGAGAATGTCTACCCGCCCTCTACGCAAATCTATCAAGTCTTGAACTCGTGACTTCCCGGAAATGTCATGCTGGCCACCATCGTGCGGGACAAAGTGGGTGTGGTAAAGGTAATCCGCTCGCTCATTGGTCACCAAAGCAGTAAGGGCAGCCGGCATGCCGCCACCCTCCATGTCCTCGTAGTAATCAATAATGTGGAGCTCGTTTCCGACTTGCTGCCAAAACCAAGTCGCCATCCCATCCGAACGACCTAGATCCCAACCCGTATAAACAGGGAAACCCGCTTGATGCCGGACCTTGCGGACATGACCCGTAGCCTCAAGGCCTGCGATTTGATGCGCGTAAAAAGTCCCTTTGTTACCAACCAAGAAGTCACAATAGAACTCCTGGGCCACCTCCTCAGGAGACATCCCGACCGTAAGGGACTCCATCTCTTTCTTGGGGATCACGCCCGTGTCATCCACCGTCTTCACAGCGGCAAACCACTCGGAGTCCTTCTTCTTCATCTCGCGCTGGGCAGACCTCAAAAGGTCGTAGAACTTGTTCTTCCCCTTGGGCGTACCAATAAAGATAGCCCCGCCTTCACGGTCAGCCAGGGCAGGCCGGAGCACCTCCCCCCAAATAGTAGGATCCATCTGGGCGTACTCATCCAAAACCACCATATCGAAGTACATCCCCCGAGTGGCGTCCGGGTTCTCCGCACCAAAAAGCTGGAAACGAAGAGTGTCATTCATATGAGGGCGGGGAATGTCCACCCGTAGCTCGGCCTCATTATAAGAGACCCCCGGGATGTTTCGAGTGAACTCCTTAAAACCTGTGTTCCCATCCCATGCCACCTTCTTTGCCTGGTCACGGAATGGAGCAAAGTACCCATACTTAGGGTGTCGACGGGGGTTACGGAGACCCTGGTCAATCAACTCATTGATGCACATCGTGGTCTTGCCCGAACGACGGTGGCAAACCAACACGTTGAACCGGCGCATGGCAGCATGAACCTCGTTCTGCCACTCCCGAGGCGTATACCCTGTGGAGACTTCAACCTTTTTCATCGGTGACCTCTCGGTGCTCGACATCAATCGTGGGAGCCTCAGGCCGGGAGATGCCCGTGTTGATTATAAAGATGTTCCCCATGTTCTCTTCTTTGGGACGTGGGTTAAATCTGTTGGGATCGCCTATGGCGGCGGCCCACTTCAAGGTATCAATCCGGAGCTTGTGGATAGGGACTTCCTTGGGATCCGTACAGTCCTGGGCTTCTTGCAGAGCCTGGTCATGGTACACATCGGTCCGAAGCTTCGTCGCTTCCTCATACTCTGCTTTAAATTCTGGGTGTTTCGCGAGCCAACGATAGATCGTCTTCCGCTGGGGCATGTCCGAATCACGAGCAATGGAGACCACCGTCTCCCCTTCGACCACTCGATCAATAATCTTAGTAGCCATCTTCCGGGAGTAGTTGAACCCAATCCCATTATCCGGCTTGCACAAAACATCACGGGCTTTGGAATACGGCGCAGGCTTGCCTTCTTCCATGGATTTCTTCAAGCGCCCCTTAGGCTTGGAGGTCGCAAGGAGTTTCCCCTCTGCGTCATAGCCCTCGTATTGGCCGAACTCATTCTTATGCCATTGCTTGGGCTCATTCATTCGTCACATTTTATGTCACTTCTTCTTAATATTGTGTACATTAATTAATACTATGACCCCTAAAGAGCATGAAGCCCTGAGTCACGCGATCTCTCTAGTTAAAACTGACGGGAGAATCCGCACCGTCAAAATTCACAGAGACATCGTCTTAGTCGTCCAGTCCGTGGCACCCAAAACCATCGATCCCTTTGAAGCCGACTACACACAAAAATCCAGACCCAAGATCACCAAGAAGGCGGAGTGATGCATAAAGCCCTCTCAGTAGTCATCTGCAAAAACAGAGACGACTTCATCAAGTTCATCGACGGCATCGTCTTCCTCGCAGAATACGAAACCCCAGGACTCATCAAACAATTCGACTCGGACGAAGATCACAACCCCATCATCAATGGAGTCAAGTATATCCACGGCGAGTCCATCCACGACTTCAAAAACAAAACCGCCATGGCCTACATCTTCGTCAAAGGATGGGACGAGAACCCCAGAGCCAAAAGCCTCTACGACAAAGCCAAGGAGAAGACCCGCATCTACGGAAGAATGATCCAGATGCCCATCACTCTCCCCAACGCAAAGAAGATCATCGTATGAAGAAAGCACGACCCTGCTACGC